ATGCTTGCTCCATTACTCTTAATAATAGGTGCTGTAGCTCCCCAATCTGGAGTAACCGAAGATTTGAGACCATTTAATTCGGAAAAAATGGCACTATAATCAACAGTCAATGGTCCAATTGAAACATCAGTTCCAAGTCTCACATCTGTTCCTAATGTATTCCATACACCAGTATGAACATCAAGACCAATAGAATTGAAACTTAATGGTGATGTTAATGATGGTCCTGCTACAAGTGCAGCACTAAAAGGAACTGTTAATGCACCTTGTCCAAAGTGTCCCTTATGTGCCGCAATTGATCCCGGTTCCCAAAAACCTTTTGGTATATTTAATGCACTTCCTAATATAGGATGGATTACATCTACAGTTCCACTATCTAAACTTTGAAAAGCCATTATTTACAAGTCTCCGCAATATCTGTAATTAAGTCGGCAACGGGACCAGGAATAAATGTGCCTAGTATTCCTGAAAGTGGCGAACCCTGAATAACATCGGCATATAATAACCTCAAATAACCCTTTGCATTTAGAGTTATACTATCGGCAGATGTTACACAAACCTTACCACCGGCAAGATTGAGTTGTTCATCTGCTTTCATTGTAATGTGATCATTTGCCTTGATTAGGATTGATCCGTCACTCTTATCACCAACAGTTTCAATGTATATATTTTTTGCAATTAGTTTGATATTTCCGTTTGCGGCATCTAATACAATATCACCATTTTCACATACAATTGACTTGGCAACATTCTCTTTTTCGTCTTCATTTCTTCCCTGAGCAAGATTAGTTCCTAAAATTTCATGAGAACAACCAGGAACAATTTGCGTATTACTTCCATTGAGACTATGTATCTGACAATATCCACTTTTCAGCATCTCAATTTTATTGGTGTCAATGTCTTCACCAACTTTATCTTGCTCACCAACCGGACCCATAATAATGGTGCCAAATGGGTTATCTGAAACAATAACTTCTGGGTTTGTTGGTTTTACCATTTAACTCACACAATCAACAACACGGACAAGATCTTTTCTTGTAAATCCTCTTTCTACTAACACACTTCTTCCTCTTAATGTATCAATTGGTCCATCTAGTGATAGTTGGACATCATCTGCAGACTCATCAAAGTCTGAAACACGAGTGAATGATAGTATTGGTTCAATAATAGCTCCTTCACCTGTTGGACTATTTATTTCAATATCTGGATACCCTGGAAGACCACATGCATTTGTTCCGATTTGGATACTGACAATTTGTCCAAACTCGGTCATTTGAACAGTTGCCTCAAGTCCTGGAATATCTGGAGTAATTATAATATTATCATTTGTAGTATATCCTATACCAGTATCCAAAATTCTAAACCCTTCTAAACAAACAACAAAATCATTTCCACTCGGTTGACCAGTATCTGATGGAGGATCAAATTCAGTTCTACCGTCTGTTGGTGGTGCAACTGGTGTTGTTGTAAGTATTATATCAATAACTTCTCCACCAGTTCCAGTTCCAGTTCCGGTTCCACCAGTTCCAGTTCCGGTTCCACCAGTTCCAGTTCCAGTTCCGGTTCCACCAGTTCCAGTTCCGGTTCCACCAGATTCACTAATTACTGAATATCCACTAGTAAATGTATCTTCGCAACCATCAACAAAAGACACAAATGGAGGTCTTGTATATCCAGAACCACCATTTATAAGATTTACACCGATTGTTCTTCCAATATTATCTACAACAGCTTCGGCAACTGCACCTACTCCTCCACCACCAAAGATTTCAATGCTTGGTGGTCCACATTTATAAGCACTTGGGTCACATTTAGTGATGTCTGACGGAATAGTTCCTGCCGAATCTCCAAGAGGTTTTCCAAAGATTTCAATTCCATCAATAAACTTTGTCGCATCTTCAATCAGATCTCCTGCTGATGGTGGACTTAAGAATCCTGCAAAGTCATCAATCTGAGATTGAGATGGTCCACCCCAAGGACTTGCCTTAAACTTTTTGATCTCGGGACAATTTGGTTTTGCACATAAGAATGCTTCAAATCCTAAAATGTAGTCAAGTGCCTGGAATACGTTACCAATAATTTTTGTAACTCCACCAAGAACATCATTAATCTGATCTAAGATTGGGCCAACTGCTTGATCAACGATTGCTGCAACATTATTTACAAGTGCATTAGTAAATTGTTGTGCGGCACAGAAAGGAACATTAACAATTTTTCCAATCATTTCAAATAAGAAGTCCCCAACAAGATTTGCAAGATTAGAAATAACATCTTTAAATGCACAGAAAATATTGTCTATTACAGTTTGAATAATAGTATTTTTAATTGATTTTAATACTGTAGGAAGAATCATATGAATAAGATCTTCAATACCTGCTCTAATTTTATCAATTAAGAAATCTCGTAGTCGATTAACAAGAATTTTGAGAACTGCACCAATAATTTGAGATGTGCTTCTAATAAGTGCCGTAAGATTTTGTATCTTATTAATAGTTCCGTTTACATATAAATCGGCATATTTTTTGATTCCTTTTAGGACTGTGAAAAACTTTTGTAGTTGTGTATTGATTTTAGACATCTCTGATGTCCCACAAGGATCTGGCAGATCTCTTTCTGTCTGCATTCTTGTGATTGCATCTCTAAATGCAACACTATTAAAAAGTTTTTCACATGCAGGAGTATTTTTAAAAGTCATTCCTAACGGAGTTTCTCTTGCCACGCACCCGTCAGCATCTGCCTGTTCTTGCAAATCATTACCAAATTTTGCTGCAAATAATGCATCTGTTTCGGCAGATAACATTTTATATTTTTCTTTCTCTTCATCCGTCCAAAGATCGGAAGATTTTTCATTTAATTCAGCAATCTGTTTTCTATTTGCTTCTATTTCTGCATCAAGTCGTTCATTATCAAGTTGAAAATATGGATTATTAAATTCCAAATCCTTGTCCGGGACCGGCACAGGGTTATCACTTGTGGTGGTTGCTTTTGTTGCAGGATCTTTTGCTGTCTCAACAGGTGCAGAAGATTGAGTTGATCCTGGACTTTCTGTTGTTTTTACAGTTGCATTAGGTATCTGTAAATTACTATTTCCAGCAGTATTAAAATAATGATTTCCAAATTTAGTTACGTTTATATTTTGAGATGGGTCATTAAATGCTGAACCAGTTCTAAAACCAGTCGATGCCATCGCACTGTTGATCTCATTCGGAGGTGTATTTCTTGCTTCTAGTCTACCTCTTAAGTCTGACCGATTTTCAGCAATAGCAATTGCTTTTTCTGCATTATCAAGTTCTACCTGCGAAAAATTATTATTAATTGATCCATCACTAACAACTTGAAATTGATTTTTTCCATAAATGACTCCGGTTATACTGGCATCATTTGCTAGAAAGGTCCCCTTTCCGACAGCACCACTTTGTATAAGTCCAGCACGATTTAATATAATTCTAGCAACAAGAGCCTGTCCTATTAAATCTTCACCTCTAGATTCTGCGGCAACTGTTCTTATAAAAAGTTCTCTTTCAGTATATGCCATCTATAATTTTGCCTCCTTATCCTGATATTTATTCACTTTTTGGCACCATCAAAAAAGTTTTTATCCAAATCAAACTTTGTCATCATCGATCTCGGAACACTTGGAGATAAGATATGAGCATTGAATGGAGGATTTCCAAGAGTATACCTGCTTACAGATTGTCCTAATGTTGTTCCATTCGTCGATTTTTTAATTTTACCAGGGTCATGATTAGATAAAACTTGTGTAATCACCGGAATCTGACAATCTTCATCCATAAAAAATCCAATTACCCATTCTCCACCCCAAATTCCCGAACTTTGATAGTTACGATTTCCATGTGTTGTTGGTTTTGCAACAATTGCCCAAGGAAGATCCTTATCAAGAAGTTCATATGCATCATCATTACTTCTCATCGGATGCATTCCGGGTATTCTAACTTTTACCCTATCTCCATGCTGATCATGCCATTCAACTCCATAGTGTTGATTACTTTCAGGAGGAACTTGTCCTAAAAACCATTTATTATTACCAAAATCATATCCAGTATTATTTGCCATTTCTAGTTTTTACCTGTATATAGACCGTATGTATCACGAACAAGAGTCATTGCACTAAATGATCTTTGGGGATCATAATGATGACATAAATCTAAAATCATATAATTACCACTCTCTACAGGATCAACTGAACCTTGCTCCTTTTCTCCCGGAGTAATAATTTCTAAATTACACTTAACAATATCACCTGCCTTAAGATTTGGATTGCAAGGAACTTGCATTTTTACCATCTGTGTAAACAATAAATTATATCTCATTTGAACAGAACCTTGATAACTATTCACATCACCTTCATCACTTTCTTCTACCTTTGAGGAAAGACAACCAACATCTTTTATACTGAATAGTGTTCTAGTATGCTTTTTATCTTGTGGTGTCGGTGCTTCATTTTTACCTAGTGATTTTTTTAAAGGTCCTATATTAAATTGTTTTTCTTCTAATAGGAAAGTTTTGGGATTAAATACACACCTACGATTTGAATACACACCAGATTTTAGTGCATTGATTAGATTTTGATTTTTAATAATACTAAAAGATAAAATTTTAAAATCATTTGAATTATCACTCACACTACTTCTATTGAAATCATTGCGGAAATAAATTGCGACCGGTTTTTGCTCAATCAAAGTATCAATTGATTTAAAATAGTGTCCGTCACGAGTCTCATAAAAGAAAAATCCAGGATTTCCATTTTCTGGGGCAGATTTTGATGCTAACATACAAATCACATCAAATGGTGATTTATTATTGCCTATAAACGGATACTTATTCGAAGTTTTCTCCGCATAAAATTTGTCAATATCCAATAAATCACGTACAATCAATTCAACCGATTGTGTATTATTGGTTGACTTCGAATAATTTTTCTTCACAAAGGTTTCTTGATTTTTAATCGCAGATTTAGAAACAAGACTTAGAATGACAGACTCACGATTTGAATCTTGATCTGGATTGATGGAACCATTTACATATAATGGAGTTGTTGAAAAATCTAATGTTCCAAGTGCCGATGATATTTTAAATCTAATTTCTTCAGATCCATCACCAACAATTGGAAGTGTATTATATAATGTTCCGGGTCTTTCTTGTTTATCATACTCCTTATCATAGGTCGCAACATTTTGATCTACCTCAACTAATCCAGTATCCACATATGATACCGTGGCGGTAATATTAGGAGATAATAAACTTTCATAATAATCAAAACTCGTAACTTTAGATTGAAGTGGAAAGGATCTTCCTTTCTTACTAATTTCAAATTTTTGATATTTTGATGCGACTGCTGGGTTTGCCATTTATTTTATATTCATACTCCTTAGAAAGATTATACCGGTATTGGTTGATAATTATATACTGTTCTTTTATTATTTATTGGTTGTATATAAACATTTATAATTTCTTCTTCATCTTCGTACATTGGTTGATTAATTGCTGCCATTTTTCTTTCGTCTGGTCTTGCTTGTGTAAACATATTAATAGATCCTCCTTCACCTGTTGCTACTGTAGATTTCATTTTATCATAATATTTTTTAGCAAGACCTCTAATTTCTGGTCCACCTGACCACTCTGGCGCACCTGATTTTAAATTCCATAAATCCCATTTTGTCTGTGGGTCACGAGAGTTCGGACCATATGGAGGATTCTCTTCCCTAGCAATTTCTGCGTGAGTATAAACTCTCCCCAATTTTATATCACTTTTTTTCCAGTCCCATGCAATTGCCAATCTTGCAATTTCTTCTGCCATAGATTGTATTTGCACTGATTTTATTGGATATTTTCCATGATCATCTTTACTCGGCCATCTACCTTGTGATGTTTTGTCACCAAGAGCAGCTATACTCAGTGCAACACCTTCATCATTTCTACCCCAAGTATGCCCGTTTCTAAATGTGTCATAAGATGCTTTTCTATGAGCTTTACCATCACCAGTAAAGATAGTATGGTATGTGCCATAAGTACTCGTATAGGTTCCAGCAGTCCAATGTAGGAAGATTTTTCCATTTTTATATCTAGTTCCTGCTTCAAATGGTTTACCTGATCCACCAGGACTAGCTGCCTGAGATCTTGGGTGGTGATCATCAATCCTGACACTTGGATCATCACTGTTTATTGGGGTTTCTCCGGAAGATTCTGGTAATGTTTCAATTTCTCCATCAGATACTTTAGTTATTTTTGATGATTCATATGATTTTCTTTCAGAAGTTGTCCATTGTCTTTTTGTAAATTTTCCAGTTTTTGTATCTTTAAATCCTTCCATACCTCCTTGTTTTGCAAGAACAACACCTTTTGATCCCATATTCAAAGCTTTTGTAAACTTTCTGATATATGGTTCTAATAATCCAGTTTTACTAATCAATTTATCAACTTTACCTCCCGGTTTATTCAACTTTTCAATTACACCATCAACTCTTTTTTTATCTGCATCATATTTTGGGTCATCAATTTCTCCAGTCATAAACCCAACTATCAAATTAAATGTGCTTTGGATTGGAGTAAATACTTCCACAACAATATCAAAAACTTCCTTAACTTTTTCAATTATTATAGGAGCAGCATTAACTATAATTCCCAATAAAGTCAATCCTAAAAATTCCAAAAGTTTATCGAAAATACTACCACCAGTTGGAGAACCTACAGATTCCTTAACTTTATTTAATGAAGATTTTATTGGAGATTCTAATTTTTTTTCTTTCTCTTTAAATTTTTCTTTACTTTTTTGTTTAGCAGATAATCTTTCTTTTCTCAAATTTATTTCTTTCTGATCCTTATTGCCTTTTATAAGAACACTACGAATATTGGAAACATTTAGTTTTATTTTTTTAGCCTGGTCTAAACTTTTATCCATTTACTTCGTCCATATTGGGTTTAATTCGGATTGTTTAGTGATACTTGAATTTTTTTTCACTGAAACCGGAAATGGAACTACTTGATTTTGAATAGTATCATATGGTTGAATATAATAATATGTAGAAACATTTTGATCAGATATTGCAGAATGTGATATTCTTCCAACAACTTCATCAGATGGCATATTTCCTCTAATTTGTGGAATTATAGTACCACCTTCACCATTAGATGAAGATGAAGAAGATCCGAGAATTACATGTTTTGCCATATCATACAATAGATCTTTATTTTTAGATCCACCATATGTTGTTCCATTTTTTTGAGTATCAATTTCATAATGTAAATGAGATCCTGTTGAACTACCTCTTCCAGGATCTCCGGCACCACCACCAGTTTTGCCTAAAATTTCATTTGCTTTAAAATTATCTCCGGTTTTTTTAAATAACTTTACTAAATGAGCAAATCTAAATTGAACATTGAGATGGGGAACCCATGCATCAATCATATTTCCATATCCACCATTCAATCCCGCATACATGATTTTTCCTGCATGAGCAAGAGCTAATGGTGTTCCGGTAGGTGTTCCAACATCAATACCTCCATGCAATCTACCCCATCTCTGACCAAAATGACTAGTGATTGGAAATCCTGAAACTTCATTTGCAGTTGTTCCTCCACGAGAAGTGACAGTATCTCCAGAATGACTTGAAATATCAGTAGGATTCAAATTACCTGCACCTGCAGAAGATGAACCTTTCACACCCATTCTTTCCCTTTCTGCCGATGTCCACTCTTTTGCTATAAATTCTTTAGTTTCCGTATTTAATACTCCCTCCTTACCTCCTACTATAGCAAGAGTTATATTTTTTCCTTTTACTTCTTTTCTAACTATACCGATAAATGGTTTCAATTGCTTAACAAGAGCTCCAAGAGGTCCCATTTTTTCTGCAAATTGATCGACTAATCCACCATCTGCTTCAAATGATGCAAGTGCATCATCAATTCTTTTTCTATCTACATCATACTCTTTTTGATCTAACTCTCCAGTAAAAAATCCCTTAATAAAATTAAATCCACTTTGAATTGGTGTTAGAAAATTTACAACACTGTCAATAATTTCTTTTACTTTGGATATAATTGCAGGAAGTGCATTGACTACAATTCCTCCTATTATAAGTCCAATAAATTCCAATAAATTATCAAGAATACTTCCTTGATTTTTATTTGAGGTGGATTCTTTTATATTTTTTATTGATTTATTAATAGGAGATTCTATTCTTTTTTCTTTTGATTTTTTCTTTTGCTTACTTATTTCTTCAAGAATTCTTCTTTGATTTTCTCTTTTTAATTTATTTTTTTGTTTATTTTGTTGAACTAAAAAATTATGAATATTAGTGACATTAAGTTTTAACTGCTCTATCGGAGAATCAGTTTTTGATATTGATTTTATTTTTAGAGTTGGTGTCTTTAATTTTTGTGAACTATCCAACGTTGATTCTTCATTATATAATTTTGTTTCTATATCACCAATAGAATTTGTTGACAATACCGAAGAATCTTTAGATATTTTATTATTTTTTTTATTTTTTGCAGCAGATTTTACTTTATCTTTTGATATTTTTTTAACAGTTTTTCTAGCAACTTGTTTGGTTGCATTACCTCCAAGTGCTTTTCCTAATCCAGTAAGAAGTGGTAATACCATATTTCTACACTGTTATGCCATATAGCATTGGTGTCAATTGACGATATGGATCTGCCATATTTACACTAGCAATATCAGGAACTTCAGTTGCAGGTCCACTTGGAACTTTAACTTCAGGTGGTGGCAGTTGATTTGTAATTGTTGAAAGAGTTTGTATATTTACTCCTCCACGACCTTTTCTTCCAGAAGAAATCATCTCATATATTTTTTCTGTTCTCATATTATTAATTATAGAACCATCAACGTTTGGAGCAAAAAGTTCTCGACCTTTTTCTCCTACCTCATATATCTTCCCTGCAGTGGTCGGACCACCCAGTGCTCTTGCTTCTATCCCACCAGGATTGATTATAGATTGAATTTTTGGAAGGTATGAATCTTCAACTTCTGCTTTAATTCTTTCCCTTTCATCAAACAGTAAAGAATTTGAGCTAGTAGGACTACCACTAGGACCAGCTGTTCCAGTTCCTTGAAACTTACTTGGATCTACTGCTTCTCGTTTTGTTGTTATTTCGTCCTCCATAGTCTTTTTCAAGTCATCTAATTTTTTTCTCTTGTTTATCGTATCATCAACAATTGCTTGTTGTTCTGGTGTTAAATCAAAAGATCCCATATAATTATTTTCTTTTGTGGGTAGGACATATCCGCGTGCTTTTCCCATACCAAAAAATGTTTTCTCAATACCAAGTCCATCCCTCTTCAGTCTATCATCTAACGCATCGTGTGCGTCAACAAAACCCTCACCTCCAACCATATTTCTTCTAATACCTTTAACTACCCATTCTCCCGCCTTATAAATCAGAATACCAGCACCAATTGCCAATAAAATCTTCCAGAATAATGGATTTAACATCAATCCTAATAATGGTGTGGCAAGTGATGCAATAACGCCGACTAAACTTCCAATTGTAGAAATTACTCCCGCAATTGCACCAACCAAGGGTAATGCAAATAATACACCAATACCTGCAGCAACCCATTTCCAATGATCTTTAATCCAATCAAACCATCCCTGCACTTTTTCTTGATTTTCTTTATTTTCTAACCATTTAAAAATTGCATTAGCTCCAATACCAAGTACAAGAGTTCCAACAAAGTCCATAATCTGACCAAAAATTCCTTTTACAGGGGAAAGAATTTTATCAGATGCCTTTGCTATCGATGATCCAAGTTTCTTTGATGATTTTTCTAATTGAGATTCTTCTTTTTTTAGTTTATTCTTTGATTGTGTTCTCTTAACTTTATCTTGTTTATCTTTTTCATTTCCGGATTGTATAGAAATGTTTTTCATCAATTCTTGTTGTATCTGAACAAGAATTTTATTTGTTTCTATGAGACTTTTAGTTAAATCTTTTTGATTGCCCCCTATATTATCTTTTTTATTTCCTTTTTTATTTTCTAATATCTTTTGAATTTTTACAATTCTTTCAATTTTTTCAGTATTAGTTACTAATTTAGTTTCTACCTCAGAAAATTTTCCCTCTAATGCCTTAATACGAACTAAAGCCTTTCTTACATGACCAGATAATTTACTTAATGTCTTATGAATATTTCTAATCGATTCTCCGGAACCACCTCCAATATTACTTCCACCTTCCTCTTTTCCAAAGACTGCCGATGAAACAGTCTCTACATTTAACTTAGGTGTATCAGTTTTCTTTATGTTTAAGTTAGATTCCACTCTTTTGTTGTGCCTTTAGGTTTTCTTCTTCAATGTATTGTTGAAGTAGAGCAAGATAAACTTCTCTCTCCCACGGAATCATATTTTCTAGTTCTGTTAATGAATATTTATGATGCTGCATCAAGGCAAAATTTATCTTGTAGTATGACTCAAGACTTGTATGAGCCATACCTAACTGAAAAAACTTGCTAATCCTTCCAAAACAACTTCAGACTCTACACCAGTTTCTGGATTTTTCACTGCAATTGTATGAGAAAGTTTTGGCATCGTAGCAAAAAACTTCTCAATTTGTTTGAATTGTTTAGTATTCAATTGCTCAATAAATTCATCAAGTTCTTTCTTCGAATAATCAGATGCTTCCCAACTCTCTTCTTGATTATAAATCATCTCAACACAAGATGTAATCATTGAAAGTGACTGGTTAATTTCACTTGCTCCCTCTTCTGTCTCAAAATTATTCTCAACAAACTGATCTAGTGAGGGATACTTTAATTTCATTGAAAGTTCATCATCAAGTTTGATGATATTTTTGTGTCCTCTAGTCTTTTGAACCTTAATTGAATCAATATCAATCGACATTTCTACCTGTGTCTCACCATCATCAGGACAAGTAATATTCACATCAACAGTTTCACCAACAGACTTGGCACGAACATTCAAGAATAAGTATTCAATATCAAAAGTAGCAAGAGATTCTACTTTGACATCCTTTGAAACAATACAATCTGAAAGTATTTGAACAATAGCATTGGTAATCTCGGTCATATTTTCAGATTCCATTGCCATAATAAGAATTTTTTCTTCTCTCACAAGGAAGGGTCTATATTTAATCTTCTTTCCGGTAGAAGGCAACACCAACTCATAAGTCGGTGTATTAATCTTGGGTAAAGGCATAGTAATTGTAATAACACTTCAGTAATTTTATTTAGCGGGGTTATTTAAAGGTTCTTATTTCAAGGTCCGGGAATGTCTTGTCTCTCTCTGTCGTAAAGGTGTTATTGGTGAAGGTTCTTATTTCTAGATCGGGAAATATATTGTCCTTCTCTATTATCACATTCGATTCTGCGAGTTGGGCAGCTTCGCTTCGTAATATTTCATTTCGTGTTGGTAGTACTGGTGCTGGAGGAGCACCAGATAAAGAGTCAGTTGTATTACGTTTTGCTTGTTGTAATTCTGCTGATGATTGAGTTCTATCTACATCATTAAAACTTCCAGAATTTCCTCTTGTGACAGAACCTTGTGGATTCATAATATAACGATCATAATTAAAACTCACACCTACTTTTAAAATATCTGCACCACCATATTGAACTGGAATTGCATTTACCAATTTTGGAAATGCATTTACAAAAAGATAATCCAATCTTCTTCCATTATTATCAATGTCTTTTTCAAATTTAGTGATATACATCGTATTTGCTTTATAATTTTCAGGATACTGCATTCGACGATAATAATTATCGGTCAATTCATTCATTCCATCCGTGCTTTCAGATCCACTACTAATATAGTCAATCCACCCCTCAAAAATACGAAGATTTGTGTAATCTAAATCAATGTAAAAAGTAAAATCAACATCAGCATATAAACGAGTATGAGCAAACTCTTGTGGAATGCCCATAAAATTATCTCTTACTTCTCCAGTTGCCAAAGAACTTCCTGGTAATGATGCATCAGAACAAAGAACACCACCTTTTTGAGACATAAAATTATTTGCATCAAAGACACCAAACTTTCTGCGAATATGCCTTTCGACTTCTCCAGGAAGACTACCAAAACTCACTTGATAATGATTTGTTTGTGATAATTTACCAAATATTTCTTTAGCATCTCTTGGTTGTATACTTCTTACATAAGGACGAGCCACTCTAAATACCTGTATGTCTACTTTGTTATTAGTTATTTAGATGTCATATAAGGGAAAATATAAACCATCTTATCCTAAAAAGTATAAGGGTGATCCCAATAACATCATTTATCGTTCCTTATGGGAGCGCAAATTTATGATTTATTGTGATAATAACCAGAATATTTTAGAATGGGGAAGTGAAGAAGTTATTGTTCCCTATCGTTCACCCATTGATAACAGATATCACAGATACTTTCCAGACTTTTATATTAAAGTCAAAGAATCAAATGGTATGATTAAAAAAATGATTATTGAAATCAAACCATTTAAACAGTGTATCGAACCTAAAGTTAAAAAAATAACATCGAAACGTTATATCTATGAAGTCGTTGAGTATGCTAAAAATCAGGCAAAGTGGAATGCCGCTAAAGAATGGTGTTTAGATCATGGTTATGAGTTTAAGGTCCTTACAGAAAACGAACTCGGTATTAAGTAATGCCAAGAAAAACACTCCAACAAAGAAGAAATCCAACAGAAGATAATGATAATCGTGTGCGTGGTGTTGTTGATACTTTAATTGGTATCGAAACTGCTGATGATATTATGACTGAATTAATCAGTGTTTTATCCGAAGGTGGTAAGGTTCCTTCTAGTGGAAAATATTATACCTTCTTTTATAATGCCAAGACACCAGGAATGCAGTATGACCAACACCCTCTTGTAGGTGTTACCGAAGTATTCTCTTGGGGGTTTCGTGGAATTAATTTTCATTGGAATACGCAGAATAGTAGAAGGCAATATGATTACAATCAAATCATTGGTGGACTCTACGAAATCTATCCAGAAGAGATGTCTGATGTGATAGAACTCGGTTTTGCTAAAGTTCGTTCTAAATAGTTGTAAAAGAGAGAAATATAGATGGCGGCAACACCAGGAACTGTACCATTACCCTCAGATTACA